CCAACAAATGCACTATAAATAAATGCGATTACAATAAGAGGAACTTGAAGAATTGTGAATAAAATATTAAATACAAAATATATCGCATCAAAATTTCTAACTCCATCGTTTACTGGAAATTTATTATTTTCAGATTCACATGACCTATCAAGAATTTCTTTTACTCCTAAGAATCTTGCACGTCCTGTACCTTTTCTATAATCTTCAATGAACTGTGATGTAGTGTAAACTTTATTATACTTCATTGAATAGAAAAAATCCTCACAATTAATAGCAGCTTCTTTGTCCGCATAATCATTCCAATCTAATGAAAACGCATAACTTTTTTGAAATAATTGCCAATATGTATTACCTGTGTAATTTGGGTCATAATATGGACTCGTATTTAAGGCGTAAAGTGCAGGGTCAATTCCCGGGCTTGTAGATGTTGTACCGCTCCAACCATACTCACGAATATTAGGAACTAAAAAGTTTGCTCTTTGAATTTCCCCCTGTATTGGGATTAGAGTTGTACCTTGTTTTGTAGGTCCATTTTGTTCTGACTGATATTTTATTTTGAATCTATATTTTCCTTTTGTTGGTATTCCGATTCTTGGGTCTCTTGAGTATACTATTTCACCATATTCATTAGTTACAACATAATCTAAATTCATCGGGACATCCGCTAAAAATGTTCCATCATCATCAATTACTTTTCCACCGTTAGTTAATCTATATTGTTCAAGTATTGGATTTCCATCGACATCCGTATTTATTGTTTGTCTAATCGCTAATATTTCACCAGAACCAGTAATCATACCACATAAATCACCTTGTTCTGTTTTTGGCTTACAATTTTTCTTCAACATTTGAGCATCTTGTGAACTCATGATTGAACCCATGAATACTGCTGTAGGTTGGATTTCAATACCTAATTCTCTTAAGTCAAAATCCGCACGAGTAATTCCAATACTACATTGTGAACCATCACCCCAAAAAGAAGTTACATTGATATCTTTTTTTGCATTAACAATTTGTGGAAGTGAATCTAAATCTTCAGATGCCCTAAATTGTACACCATCAAATTGTTCTGCAGTTGCCATACCCATTCTTATTAAGTCTGCAGGTCTCAAAGAGAATTCACCTATGTTTGATAGGTCTAAGTCCATGGTGAGTGTTTGTATTCCCAACGGAACACCAACAATCATGAAGTCACCAGACTCATTTGTTTTAACGGTGTATTTGTAATACTTTTCATAAATTTCAAGAACCTCACTACGGGTTAACAAATCTTCTCTTGTTGGAAATGTTCCTGTTGGTGTGTGTCCACCATATTCTTGATTATATGGTAATAAATTGTAACGATACCCATCATCGTTTTTTTCTGCAGGGCTTTTGTATGGATATAAAGTAGATATTACAGGATTTAACAAGTCTTCATCATCGACGGGTACGAATATTGAAACTCTAACATTTGGTACCCCAAATCCACCATTTGCAACCACACGACCAACAACCACACCATAGTCAGCACAGAAACGGGTGTAGGCATCTCCTTGAGTAAGTTTCATTGATAAGATTTCTAAAAAGTCGAAATCTTGTTCTACATTCAGTTGTAAAGTTTGGTCTACTCCTAATTGTGTACGTAATCTGTATGATTTAGGCATATAATATCTTTTTAGATAAATAGTTATTCATCTATTTTCATAATAACTTAGTAAAACTCTATGTAAAGGAATTAAGAGAAATCGACCGTCTTAAGGTTCTTAATTCTAACCTTAATGTCTTTGTTAGGAAATCTAACTTGATAAATCTGTGATGGTTCAGCAAAAATGGTATCATCAACTAATAGAATTTCTTTAGTTGCACTGTTAGCATATCGTTGTGAAGTTTCAGATGATGAGTATTGACCACCAACTTTGTTGAATACTTTTAGGTCTGTAACCGATATAACACCCGCAACATCTTGAACCTGACTTCTAATTTCTGAGATGAATACGTTTCCACCCATTTCTCTAAAGACAGGACTCATCAATGTTTGTATCTTGTCAATCACTCTTGTGATTACCTCACCTTGGTTCTGTGCAGCATCAACTACTACTGAAATATCAAATTCTAAATCAATAACTTGAGCGACATTGATAGAAATATAATCATTTATCATTCTATAGTTTGATAAGTAATTAGCTAAATTTGTTTTCAATGTGTTAGATACCGTCTGAGTCAATGAACCAGTAGAGTCGTATGAAACGATGTTGATATTAATTTTGTTATCTTCTTCTGTAATTGCAATGGTTAGCCCCACCAATAGCTGCGGTAACGTTGTTTACCCTTAATGAATTAACAACTTGTTGGTTAATATTTGCTGACGGTCCATTAACAAAGAAGTTAACAGTTCCAACTTGGTTAATTGTGTTAACACCGATGTTAGAAACTGTACCACCACCAACTCTGTATTGGACAAACAATGTTGTATTTGCCTTTACTGTCTTACCCAAACCAATATTGTTTTGATAATCTTGTATTCTCAAAGGAACACCAGTTCTTGAAAACTGTGCTAATTGGTCGTCGGCAGTTACTGTGGCATTACCAAACTGAACTCTTAAGAAACCTTCAGGTGTATATTCAGTAATGAATCTTAATTCAGTTTCAATATATCTTCCAACCTTAATACCCGGTCTATCTGCCGGTTTTGTTGGGTCTTCAATAAAAACTCGACTTTCGGCTAATGAATCAACTTCAAACCATCTATCGGGTGAATTGATAAATTCAGAATAAGTTGGAATAGATTGAAATGATGTTCCGTCTTTTTGGATAACGGATGTTACACCTATAATATTTTTTTCAGGTAAGAAAAATTCAAAGAATGGCTTAATGTCTGCAGGTGTAATAACTTTTTTATATACTTTAGTTATACCATTAACAACAACCTCTCTTTTAGTTATTGTGTAATTTAATAGTTTACCATTAGAGTCAAAATTTGGAATTTTTGTTTGGTTAGGGAATCCTTCACTGTTGTATTGTGATGAGAAATCTATATCAAAAACATTTTCAAATGTTTGTCCTGCACCGACTACTTGAGAACCCGCTCTTGCGATGTTAAAAATAGATGAACGTTGTTGAGCGTATTGAAGAACTGTCTCTTGAATACTTCTATCCATGTGATAATGTAAGTTATCACCGATAGCTGCGTTTAAATCTAAAAATACTGAATATACTGAGGCATCATTAAAGTTGTCAATTAGTTCAGGGTAATACTGTTGAGTATAATTGATGAGGTCCTGACGTAGTGATTCAAAGTCTCTGTCTGCGTATGAAATTCTTCTTTGTGCCATTTACATTAAATATTGATAATAACGAAATCCTTACTATTAAAGGTGCTATCTGTTATAGTATAATCAATTCTTATTTTTGCTGTATAGTCCGCAACACCTGTTCCGGGTACTCTATAAATACCACTAACACCTATTTGACTCATATTTAAGTCTCCAATGAGTTCAAGTTCTTCGGTATATGGTGTAATTGTGATATCATTTAAAACTAAATTTGGTAAAAACTCATCAACGGATTGTCTGATATCTGCTTTGATTGCCTCAAACGATAAACCATCCATCGGTTCAAAAATAAATTCATAAATTCTCGTACCAAAATTTGGTAAATAATATCTACTACCCTTTCTTGTAAGAATAAGGTGTAACAAGTCTGTTCGTATTTCCTCTTCAGGTGTTTGTGATAATGATAAATATTTTCCGTCCTGACTCTGTCTGAAAGGAAAATTAATACCATATGTTTTACCATCTGCCATATTACATAAATATATTCCTATTATTTTTTTTAGAAACAAAAAAACCCGACAAAATATTTGCCGGGTTTTCCACGCATTATTGTTGTTTTTTACATCTTATGCTTCACAACTCGTGCAAACTAAATCATTAAGATTGAGTTTTTTTCTTGAGAATGCCTGAGCTGAGTTCATTGAGTGTTGGTAGTAAAGTGTTTTAACACCTAACTGCCAAGCGTCGATAAGAAGTTTATTGACATCTTTAGTTGGCATGTCAGGTGAAATCATTAAGTTCAATGACTGTGATTGGTCAATGAAATCTTGTCTAATTGCTGCTTGGTTAATGATTGTTGACTGATTAACTTCAGCGAATGTTCTGAACACATCTTTTTGTTCATCTGTTAAAAACTCTAAGTGTTGAACTGACCCATCGTGTTTTTTAATACTATCCCACGTTGCTTTGTTGTCTTTCTTTATTGACACCAATAACTTCTGAAGTACTGGATTCTTAATAGTCACTTTTAATTTAGCCACGTCCTTTACATAAGCATTTGACCAAATTGGTTCGATTGATTGCGATACTTGACCCAAGATAAATGCTGAAGATGTTGTTGGTGCAATTGCGTTTAGTGTTACATTTCTTCTACCGTATCCGACAAGAGTTTCAGGTTCACCAAACATTTCCGCCAATGTTTCAGACGCTTTGTATGACTTATCTTTAATAAGTTTGAATACCTCAATGTTTAATCTTGCACTGTCCTTACTGTCAAAAGGTAATCCTTTAGACTGAAGAAGTGAGTGCCAACCCAAAACACCTAAACCAAGAGCTCTTTGTCTTTTAGCAAAGTTGTAAGCCTTTTCAAGGTAGAAAAATGCTCTGTGTCCTTCGATGGTTCCACTGTTTTTAATGTCATCAATTTTAGTGATAAATTCAGTAACAACTGCATCAAGGAAATAAACCATCATCTCAACCGCATCTGTATCTTTCCACTCATCATAATGAAGTAAGTTCATAGATGACAATACACAAACAAAAGATTCTTCTTCTGAATTGTGTAGTGCGATTTCAGAACAAAGATTAGAGTTGTAAATTTTCATATCTTTATCTCTATAAACTTCAGGTGCCTTTTTGTTCATAGTGTCAGTGAACATAATATATGGATATCCAATCTCACCTCTACGTTGAATTACTTTAGCCCAAATAGCCCTCTTTTCTTTATCCCCATTTACCATTTGTTCCATGAACTCATCCGTAACCGTAACAGCATGTGTCAAATCTTGAATTGGGAAACCTTCAGTTCCAATTTCTAAAAATTCCATGATGTCGGGATGTTCAACAGGAAGGTATGGTGAAAATCTTCCTCTACGTGTAGAACCTTGCGAAATATTGTCAACAACACTTTGGAATAGGTTCATGAAATGGACTGCTCCTGGTGCGTGTCCGTTGTCTGTAATTGTAGCACCTCTACCACGAATGTTACCAAAATAACCTGAGGTTCCACCACCCATTTTACTCATTTCACCAACTTCAGCCTGTGTATACAAAATTGATTCAATATTGTCACCAACGTTAGAACCAAAACAACTTACAGGTAAACCTCTTTTCTTACCGAAGTTTGCCCAAACAGGTGATGATAATGAATACCATCCACGACCCATATAGTCGTAGAACTTGTCAGCAAAACCATCAATACCTAAAATTTTTTCAGCATGTTCTGCAATCGTTTTAATTCTTTCTAAGGGTTGTTCTCCCTCACTCAAATATCCTCTACGAAGAAATGTAATTGATTCTTCGTTAATCCAATCAAAAGGTTCTCTATTTTCCATGTTTCTTAATTAATCTTATTAAAATAAATCGTTCATCGTTATCGACTTCGATTTCTTGCTATAATTGATACTTCTTTTATTAAAAAAATCGGTATGTTTTGTTGTTAAAATTTCATCATCAAACCACTCGGTTGTTTCCAAAAGAGATTGGTTAATTTCAAAAATATTATCAATACCAATTGAATTTAAAGAAGTATTAAATCTATGCTTGATGAATTCTAATGTCTGTGCTTTTGACAAGAAAGTCAAGTCACCCATTTCAAAAATCCAATCAACAATTTCCTCTTCAGCTTCGTAAGCGTCCTTAGTTGCTTGAATTAAATCCTCAACTAATTCCTCAGACCACCAAGAAGGGTTTTCTTTTTTTATTATGTTTACCAAATCAAAACCAAATCCTGCGTGAATATTTTCTTCTTTGGATGTTGCTTCAACAGCATTACTAATACCTTTTAATACATTCTTATATTTGTTGAATGACATGATTACTAAAAATTGTGAAAACAACGATACGTTCTCAACAAACATTGAAAATAACACAACAGATTCAAAGTAATCTTGGTTTTCTACAGTTTTAGAATTTGAAATTGTTTTTTCCAAATACTTAATTCTTCTACGAATTGCAGGTACCTCTAACAAATTTTCAAATTCACTATTTAATCCAAGTAGTTGAATCAAGTGTGAGTACGCATCTGCGTGTCTTACTTCTGACTCTGCAAATGTTGCCCCAACATTTCCAATCTCAGGTTTTGGTAGTCTTTTGTAGATGTCACCCCAAAATGTTTTAACCGCAATTTCTATTTGTGAAATCGCCAACATAGCTCTTTGTACTGCAGTTTGTTCTTTTTCAGACAAGTGTACTTTAAAGTCCTGTATATCAGAAGTAAAATTAAATTCTGTATGAACCCAATATGAATGTCTAATTGCATCAACATACTCAACCAACTCAGGGTATTCGTATGGTTTTAAATTAGTTCTCTTACTAAAGATATTTGGTTGGTGTTTTGAACGATAAATGATATATTCTTTAGCAACATAATTCAAACCGTTATCCATTAATTTATTTTCCACCATATCATGGATTTCATCCACGTGTGGAACTCTTTCTTTATCTCCTTTAAAGATACTTTTTGTAGTTAATCTTGCAATTTTATCAGCCATCTCTTCATCAACTTTACCGACTGATGCCATTGCTTTAATTACCGCATTTTTTATCTTATCAGATTCAAATAAGACTGTTTCACCGCTTCGTTTTACAACGTATCGGTTGTCTTTTAGTGCCATACTAAAAATGTAATTATCCATAGTTTTAATTTTAATTTGTTGTGTTTTGTCTTTGTTGTCTTCTATTCAACAACTCGTTAAT